TCCGCCCTCACCAAGTACAGCATCCCAGATGAAACTGCACTCCATGCTACCCGTCGCGGCATCCCAGACCATCATCCAGAACGGTAACAGAGTACCCCCACCAGGTGACGTGTCCTCCACGGCACAGTTACAATAGGCAGAAAACGTCGCGTTGAAGAAAATCTGGCAACCCGTCCGGTGACTCGCATTACCCGGAGCATAGCTCCTCCCGAGACCGTTGAAGATACCAACCTCGTCTAGAGCCATAGTCGGTGGAGCAGTCTGCGGCATCGGCCACGCCATGCCGCCTGAGATCGAAACCGTGCCGATCCATGTATGCTGGGATGCCGAGCTTGGAAGCTGGATGAAGATATGTCGCACGCCATCTGTGAACCAGAACCAAGCGTTGTTCCGATCCAGTCCGCCAGCGCCCGCACCCTGATAGGTCACGAAGTCGATAGGCGTCGAAGACGGGTCCCCATCTCTGGACCCAAGTTCCGTGTAGCCGTGTTGTAGCAGAAGTTTCGCCAACGCCCAGATGCACTCAGCCGCTCTTGTGAACGGGCCGAGGTTCTGGCAGTCCCTACTACCGTCGTTGTATTGCATCGTCATGGTGATCGCCTCTCCTACTCGAACGCAAGCTCGACACCGTAGATCTGGATCGTGTCACCCGGAGTCGGAACGCCGCCCTCTGTTACCGCCGCCTCGTAGATGCGTGGCCCACTCACGATCTCTCCAAGCCCCGGAGGTGGGGGCGGTGCTCCAAGAGGAGCGACCACCGGAATCGTCACGGCGAGATCCTCGATCGCCCCTGACACGCCCGTCGAAAGCTGGGCGACCAGGATGGGAGCCGCCGGTGCCCCTGGTACCCCCCGATCGTAGAGGTTGACGTCTGCCGTCGCCGCCGCTGCGAACACCGCCATGAGCCGCGCCCTGAACACGACGCCCTGGGCTCCCGACGGTGTACTGAACCTGGATGCGTCGAAGATCCTGATTCCCAGAGTGTCGATTGTCGGAAGCGCCATCTCGGTGTAGAGGTAGGTGCTCCTGAACTCGATGTAGTTGGGCTCGAAGTGCCGCCAGACCGCCGCGCCAAGGGTAGGGTCAACGCACTGGTAGAGCGACTCCTGGAGCGTAGAGAAGCACACGTCACCAGCTTCGAGCGCGGCATCCTGGATGACGGCGCCAGCGACGTTGGGCAACTCCGTCGCGTCAACGACCGAGCCCCAGGAGTTGTGGAACTGACTAGGGGACTTGGTTGCCATGCCGACCTCTACACCGAATCAAATGTTGTGCGCCACATCGTTGCCGGCCCCAAGGTCAACGACGACAGCACCACCACCGAACACGTTGCCCATGACCGAGTTGCCGTTCGATGCCGCGTCAAGGTGAACGGCGACAGGCCATCCAACTGGAGGTGCCACGTTGCCATTCCCTCGATTGTCGTGAATCACGCATTCGGTCGCCGCCGACAAGAAAACCGCTATCGAACCACCAGCACCCGTCGTCGCCTCCAGGTAGTTGTCACACACCGAATGCCCAAAGCCGACGAGTGTGACAGCCGACTCGATGCCAATCGGAGAATCGATGTACACCTCACCACCATCGTACCGCGACAGAGGTGTCAGGAACAGCACCCCGAGGTCCGAATCGCGCGAGATGCACCCATTGGCCAAGATGCGCCCGAGACCAACGACCGACCAGTCGCCGCCCTCAAGCACGCACCGATTCATCAGGGTGACACCAGCCTCGGTCAGGACAGCCTGCATGGGACCCATAGCTCCGAGGGCCAGGGCATGCGGCGTGTCGATGACCTCGCAGTCCGTGTTCCGCACCTCGCCAACGACGCCGAGCGCAGTACACAGACCGGCCTCGACGGCGATCCACCCGGGGTCGCCGATGCCAACCCACCCCCCGGTAAACTCGACCCGGCATCGTTTGGCTTCAGCGCCGTCTCCACCCAGCGTGATAATTCCGTCGTCACCAACTTGGAGCGCGGTCGGAACCGGAGCGACAACCCCGACATCCTCAAGAACAGCTCCGGGAGCCAAGACGAAAGCCCGGCAATCTCCTGCGGTCCTCGTTGAAACGAATGTGGAGAAACGCCCTGCACCACGCACCCGAACACCAGCCGGGATCACCATGCGCGCGACCACTGCACCTGCATTCATGTCATAGGTGCCTGGCCGGATGTAGACATCGCGCGTTCCACCTATGCCAGCAGCAGCGAGCGCGGCTTCAAGTTGAACACCATCCCCAACATCCAGGTAGTCACAGTCAAGCGCAGTATCACCGGCGGGGGAATTCCCCACGATGATCGCCGCCGTCCTCAAATCGGGAGGAACGATAACCGGCCCAGGAAGTTGCGGCGCGAACCCGGTGATTGAGTTGCCCGAAGCAATCGACACTCCAGTACGGAGATAGACAAGGGTTCCAACCCGCACTACAAGCGCGAGCGCTTCGTTGCCACCGGCAAGCCCTGGAACGGTGTTCGCTACCACCGTTGCGACCTGCATATTCATCGTTGGCGCCCGCGGAATCGATGCGTACCAGATGGAACCCGTATTCGGCAGAGACGCACTTCCAGCCGGGATCGTCCACTGCCGCCCGGTGATAGCGGCGAGGATCTGAATCTCCTCCGTCCATGAGAACAGTCCCGTTACCGCGTCCCACGACACAGTGCCGCCACCCGAAAAAACCAGATGGCGATCTTCGCGGGCTGCAAAATCGACGACGTCGAGCGACCGGACCAAGTCCTCAAAACCGTCGAACCACGGATCATCACCGACGCCAGGATATGGGTGACGAACGTATGGCGTGTGCTCTGTCATGTAGCATCCTCAGGCGTGAGGGTGATTGTTCCGCGCGTAATCACTTCGCTGTCGGAGATGATGAGGTTTCCGTCCGCGTCAATGTGATCGACCGGACCAACAATACGCCAGTTGGCATACGCGACACCTTCCACACCACCGATTCCGTCCTTCGGAACGGTCTCCCGGTCCAAGTCGCTGATCCGGAGGCTCGCGCCTCCACTCCGCCGCCGCAACAGGTCGTACACCTTCTCCAGAGCATGACTCTGCACCGTTGAATGCACATATCCCGTGAGCACGCCAATCACACCAGTGATGTCCGCCGCAACCAGGCCGGACTCGCCGGAAACCACTGAAATCACTTGTGTAATTTCACGCCTGGTTTCAAGGTACATCCTGAGCGAATTCACGAGCGCCGTCGAAGGCGCCACGTAGAACCCGTCGTTATCGAGCGCAAGGATCTGTACAGTGACGAGATTCGCCTTGCAAACAGACGACAAAAAGCCGTCCACGTGCGTGAAGATATCAGTGAGATATCCATCGATCGTATTCTCGAATCCAGATGAGACCAGGGCTTCGATCGCGGTAACCGCAGGAGCGGCGACCAGAATAGCTGCGTTTATCGCAGCAAGTTCCACATCTATTTCAGCCCGCAACACGGAAATGGCTTCCACTGCCGAATCGATCAACCCGAGACTTGTGAGGGCATTGACAAGGTCAGCATCTGCCGTTGCCGCCGCCGCATTCGCCCCTGTGTAATACCCTGTCAGCAGCGCCGCCGTCGGCGCTGTGAGCCGATCCGGCCCAACCGGGATCGCCGCCACTGCTGCCACACCAGCCGTAGCATTTCCCTGGACAACAGTCTGTTGCGCCCGAGCCGAGCCGATGTTAGTCCGCACAGCAGCGGACGCTGCTTGGGCGTTCGTCTCCTCCGTCGCTATATTGCCACTCGCCGCCGCCGCATCCACCTCGGCTCCGTCGATCACCGTCAACTGCGCATCGATCACCGCGGTCTGCGCCAACACCTGTGCCTCAAGTGCATGCGCCGTTGTACGTATCAGCGTCAAGAGCACCTGAAGCACCGTGTCGTCGTCCGCCGAAGTCGTGATAAAAGCCTGTGCGACAGCAACAGCACCACTCACCGGGTCGGTGAACGCACTCCCAAGAGACAAGTAGTCGGGATGCGTCACCGCAACGTCACGCGCCGCGAAATATCCGGGCACGTTTCGGCGTGTGACCTCGACATCCTCGCGCTCCTGCCCGGCCGAGGAAGGATCGGGATTCGTGATGGTCAAACCGATCGTCTGGAACGCGACAACAAGATCGACAACGACATCGGTGATGGTTCCGGCTGGCACCCGCCCCGCCTGCCCAGAAGTCGCCAGAAATGTCACTGCGATATCAACACCAGTGGAAGGGACATTTCCCGCCGTTCCGTTTCCGAACTTCAACAGCGGGGGATCACTGTTGTAATCGATCTCGTACTGATCGGTTGGCTCATACGCAAGAAAGTCGACGGCCTCAGTCCACGTTACCCCGCCGACCTTCACAACCGACGTTCCCTGCGCTACATTTTTGTCGGTTCCAGGGTTGAGACGGAATCGTTGATCCTTCGTGCCATCCGACCGGAAGTTCTGTGCGACTGTTGTCCCTTCGCGGCAAGTCACTGTTCGTGGCGGGCTCGACGGTCCTTCACCTGCCAAGAACGTCACCGCCCCGACCACCTCAAAGATCAGACCGTTCGGTCCCTCAAACTGAAAACCAACGGGAATGGTTACATCGAATGCCCACACAGCTTGGAGGTTGATACTCAGGTCCACCGAAGATGCTGCCGACGGGACCATCTTGTAACCAAGTTGTCGAGCCAACCGGTTGATCGCCCTCCTGGTTCTGGCGGTGTCAATATACGATTCCGTTGCATATCGATCTTGTCCGAAAGCCAGGGAGTCAAACGCCCAGCTCACGAGTTCCATGAGCATCACGCCCTGATCGGACGCCACGAAGTCGTTGAACGCATCTGCGTAGTTCTCGCGCAGAAAGGCGAGGAGGTCATCAAGCAGGGTGTAGTAGTCGCGCCCGACAAATCGAGCCCGGTTGATTTGGTACCTCAGCGTCTGGGTGTTGAGGGGATCAGTCACGTGTCACCTACACCGGAAATTCGGCGGCCACAGCACCCGGTCGTCCTCGCACACTATACACCACTGTCACCTCTACATAATCGCGTCTGTCAGTCGTTGTCTTCTCCTGCGCTGAGATGGTTTGAACAGTAACACGAGGCTCACCGGCCGCAATCGCCCGTCGCACCTCATAATCGATCCGCGCTCGAAGGACTGCGCCCGTGTTCTCGAAAACAATCGACCAGACATCGGAACCGCCATCCCGCATAACACGGGCTCCGCGTTGCTCCACAATACATCGAAGGACGTTGCCCGCGATGCATGCGTCGTCCTCGGCGGGCTCCGGAAAATGGACCGGGCCACGCCTGAACGGGAACGCAAAACCTCTGATTGCTGCCACCGCATGATCCTATCACGAAAGCCGCACCCCACGGTAGACCACGCGCATGCCATCAACTACTTGATCTCAACAGTCTGAGACAAAATTTGGCGCAGCCGCGCCTTGATCGCAGAGAACTGCGCAGCATTCACCGGAGTTCCACTCGTCCCGAACGCAGGCACCGTCACGGTGAGCGCTGTCAACGCATCGCACATGCTTTCCAAGAGCCCTTTGAGTGTGTCGCCCAACACGCTGGGTTCGCCCGAATTCGCAGCACCATTCCCAACATAGACCTTCGCGCCCGACTTGTTCTCCACTGTCACGTTGCCGCTACTATCGATCTCGACCTTGCCGCCGCCAACTCGCTCAACGGTGATTGCCTCAGCCCCCGACGTCCCATCGAAAATGATCTTGTTCCCCTCGGGTGTCACCCAGCCGTGCTGCTCGGCCGCCGCGAGCCCCGATGGCATCTGACCATCGCCCCACCAACCACCGAGCCAGATCGGGGCGTCGAGCCTCCCCGCCTCAAACATCACATACACTTGTGAATCCACCGGCGGAAGCGACTTCAGACCAAAACCATTGCCAGCCAATGGAACGATCGGCCACGCCAGTCGGGACACGTTATCTCGGTCGCCCACGATAGGCACGCGCACACGCAGGCGCGCATGGGGATCAGGTTGCCCAGGCGCGTCAGGGTCCTCGTTCGCCACAACGAATGCCCTGTAGACTCCATAGAAACGCCCGAACATCTCCAGGCCGTAGCTGCGAAGGTCGTCGAGGAAACTCAGGATGGATGTGTTCGACCTATATGCCGGTGTATCCGGAGGACGCCGTCGACCGATTCTGACCACCGCCATGGCCACATATTACCATGATTCCCGATATCCGCTACGCAGCGGGCTCGGACCCAACGTCCACGTCCGCCCCGCTATCAGGGTCACCGCGTTCCGGTGGCTGTCGATCGTTGAACCCACTCCACTGCCGCCTCAGAACCTCAACGATCGCACCTTCCCCGCCCTGCGCGTTGCTCAAGAGCTTGAGCGTCGTGTCCCACCCATCAGAGACCTCATGGGTGACACCAATTACCAGGTAATTCCCGGAGAAAAGCGACCCGATGCCATCGATGCGAATCACCTCACCCGGCAAGAGATCGTGCATACCCATCGTGGTGAGGGTCGCGTGAAAGCCGCCACGTGCTGCTGCTTCGTCCGCACGCCGGTTCACTGCGTCCCTCTGGTTCTGTCCCTGATCGGCGGCAGGCACCACTAGGTGTTCGCCCTCTGCCGGGAGCACGGCAGAGACAGCCTGGTCCGCCGTCGTTGCCGCGCCCCCTGGTTCCACCGCCTCCGCGCCCATGCGCGGGACAACCTCTTGACGTTGATCCTGCGTCACCTCGGCACCCACAATGGAAAGCGACCCAGGATCGATGTCGGAACACACGACCTGCGCATTCCCACGTGGCAGTGAAACCTCTTCTCCCTCGGCAGAGAACGTGTAAATCGGAAACACAGAAATGTTATCGATCTGGCCACGGAACCTGAATGTGTATCTTGGCTCGGCGGCGAATTCATCAGACCGCCGAAGAACCTCAAGAGTGGGCACTCCATCCTGCGCCCAAATAAGACGCACATCACAGCCCGAAAGCCTGGCCAGGTGATTGATGAACACCCAATCCGACATCAAGTGCTGTGATACAGATGGCCTAGAAACGTACAGAGGATCATCTGCTCCACCATCCTCATCAGGCAGGACAAGTTGCCAGCCGTTGTACGGTCGGTCCGAGATGTCACTCAGGACATCGGCATAGCTCGCGTTCTCCCACTGATCACGCCCGGATGAACGCTGCCCGGCGTAACCCGCGCCAACCGCTTTGAGCGTCCCGCCAAAACCCTCCTCGCCAATCTCGAAATCCGGCCGCTGCGTCAGCCCCGAAAACCACGGCGTTGAAAGACCAATCTTCGGGTACTGAATGCGCACCTCAAGCCGGTTCCCGATCTGGAAAAGTTGGCTGTCAAGCAGCGCAAGACCGAGGTCGAAGCCAGCGGATATCGGAATGGTGATGTCTGAATTGATCCCGAGCGCGATGTCTATGGTCGCGCCCTCCACAACGGGAATGTCGTCGAAGTGGCCAGCCATGCTGAAGAACATCGAGGTTCCACCACCGACCGGCGCCCCGCCACCAACCCACAAAGGATAAACGTCACCGGTGTCGATCACACGGAGTCGAACTTCAAGAGAAAAGCCTGATGGATCAATCGGGCGCGGCACGTGTTGATCTTACCACTCCACACCCTTTGTCGCTCCGGTTGTTTTCCACGCAATCGGTTGCGGAGAGCATGTTGACAAAGGCGAAAGGATGCTCACATTGAAACCAGAACGGAGGCATCATGGAACGCCACCAGATCACCAACCCAGAAGACATCGGAAGATTCATCTTCGGCGGACACGCGATCTTCACCATCGTGTCATCGAGAACGGGCGTTCGTTTCACGTACCAGGTGAACCGCGGAGAAGAACGCAATGGGATGACACCCCCATGGTTCGTGCGCCTTCTTTCGGGACCGGACAACACCTCACACTTCACATACCTGGGAACCATCTTCCCCGGTCACCAGGACACCCTCACCCTGACACAAAAGAGCAGAGCGGGGGCGGATGCCCCCAGCGTTCTGGCCTTCCGCTGGCTCCTGCGGTGCATCACCGCCAAAAAATGCACCAGCATCGAGTTCTGGCACGAAGGGCGATGCGGACGCTGCGGTCGGCGCCTGACAGTTCCGACCAGCATCGAAACGGGTCTCGGGCCAGTGTGTTCTGGGCTGATTGCAGCGTAAAGGGACACGAAGATGCCCTACAGAACTTCAAAAATCGAGGCTCGGCAGCAAGCCATAACAATCCGGGAACACGACGACGGCCATGGATGGATGAATTCCACGAGGAGGCGGAAATTCAGGCCAACGATGGTAATGAGTAGACCACCGCACCGACCTTCCTTCGTCTTAAAAATTCAACGACCGCAGTTGACAAATTACAAACCATGCTCATATTGAAAGAGAAGGACGGAGGACATCATGACACAACACGCCAACAAAAAATGGGACCTAGAACACAGTTGCTGGATCTTCGATGTGGCTAGTGCCCACGAAAATTTCGCTCAAGCCAGCATCGAGAACGGTATCGTGCGCTGGAACAGCAACAACCGTGTCCCCTTCGACGACATGCTCTACGACTTCGTCTGCATTGGTGCCATCGACGAAACCACGAGACAACGAAGCAACAACAAACGAGATGCTGACCTCGATGCATTCTGCCAGGAGAACAGGAAGCGCCGACCCGCGAATCAGAGCAGCGAGGAACTTTTCGAGCTTCACGCGAACTTCGAACCAGGAACAATGGTCGTCGACATTATCAGCAGAACCACCACCTACGTATAACCACCCTACCGACCTTCCTTCTTCCTGCTCGCAGACCGCATGATTTCAGCCACACGATTCGGCGCGGGAATCCTCAATCTCGCACCAGGTATGAGCCCGCTCGGATAAAGATCGATGCCGTTGGCGACCGCGATGATCCTCATGAAGTCAGGCGTTCCGTAGTACCGCGATGAAATGCGGTCCAGCCGGTCCGACATGTCCACCTGATGCTCAAGGTCAGTCGGATCGGGATCGATCACCGGAACTTCCGGCATCTCCCAGCACTCCACCCCGTCAATCTCCAGAAGACGCGCAAACCGGAGCAGCGATGTCGCCTTGATCTTCAACTCACCACATCATCCAGACGCAACCGGTTGCGCCCTAGTAATCAGTCGCCGATCGTCCAGAACCGGTGACAATCTGCACACGCAACGCACGCCGGAGTTGTTCCTCCGCACGACCGCCGAACCCTGAAATCTCCATCGCTCGGGCGGTCTCCCTGGCCTGGGCTTGCGCCTGCGCTTCTTCTGCCCCTTCCGCCGCGCCAACCCTCCGGGCAGTCACATGGGCACCACCCCGATCACCACGCCCCCTTGCGCCTCCTGGGGCACCTGGTGGCGCTGCGCCTCCTGGGGCACCTAGTGGCGCTGCGCCTCCCGGAGAAGATGGAGGCGCAGCAACTCCCGCGGTTGGCACCGCAGGCGATCCAGGAAGAGACGGTCGAATCGGTCCTCTCGCCGGTCTCCTGGCCCCCCTACCTCTAGGTCTCGCCCCTCGCGCTCCTGGCCCCCTTGCCACACGCTCCGTAACTCCCTCTGCTGGTGGTGACACACCACGTTCCGACGCGCCTTCCTCTGCGAGTCGCGCTGCCTGCACCTGCCCGAGGGCGCCCTGCGCCTCCCTAGTCAACTGCCCTGATAGCGTCTGCCAACTTCCGACAAGGCGCCGGACATTCTCCCATTGTTCACGTTCCCGCCGTGCGATATCCTCATCCGTCATTTGTCCCAGCATGTTGTAGATACTCTCGGCCGCCTGATCAACTGTAGTAGCAAGTGACGTTTGCCCAATAGCAGCGAGTATCGCATGCGTCCCCCTCAGGAGCGGCGCAACCAGCTCCAACACCGCCCGCGCCGCTCTCGTCAACGGGCCGATCAGATGCGCCGCAATCACCGCCCCAATGAGGCGCAGACCCGTCTGCATCAGATTGACCACTCCCCTCCACGACTGTTGTAGGAACAGTATCCCAGCGACAATGCCATCGATCCTGTCTGTGATGAACCCGCTGACAGCCCTCCACACCGTTTCCGCCGTTTCAGACACCCACGACGAAATGCGATCCCACGTCTCTCCAATCCAAGCAAATGCCGGATCAAGGTACTCCGTTTGAACCCACGTGACGATCTCTCCGATGCCCCGCCACGTCTCAATGGCGATCCCTGAAACATTTCCCCATAACCACTGCCATGCCCCCCACAACGCCATGAGTACCGGGTGCGTGATGTTGTCCCACCACCAACCAACGATCGCCGCAATCGCACGAAAAACAGACGAAGTGACGAACCAAATTGCACGAAGAATACCCGCATAAATCCTGCCATATAGTCGAAGTATTGGGTACGTGATGTTGTCCCACCACCAGCCGATGATCGCTCCCATAGTCCGCCAAGAGGAGATCGCCCTACCAACGGTATTCTCCATTAGCCACCAGAACACCGCACTAAACGCATCGAAGACCGGCAGCGTTATGTTGTTCCACCACCAAGAGATAACACTGGCAAGCCCGCGGAAGTATTCGCCACCACTTTGTATATAACCCCACCAGGTCTGAAACAACCCCGCAACCCCTCCGAAAACATCCGTCGCCACAATCTGGATTCTCCGGAACAAACCCGAATACCACTCCCACAGACCAACGATGACCGGACGCAGCACAACCTCCCACAGCCTGCGGAAATGGTCGCCGATGCGTCCGAACACATCCATAGCCACGCCGCCGAGCTGACGCAGAACAGGAACCGCGTCCGTCATGAACCAATCGAACACGCCGCGCGACAAATCCACAATCTGTTCAAGTCCGGTCGCAATCGCACTCGTGAGCCCGCCGAAGATGTCCTCTCCGGTCGCCCGTTCGATCGCCCCACGAATGATGTTCGGAATGCCCGCGAACAGACCATTTAGGGCATTGAACAAGCCCTCCGCAATCGCCCCAAACCAATCACCCTCATCAATAAGACCGAGCACACGACCCATCCCACTGAAGTCCAAGAACCCTTCGACGATGGTTCCGACAAGATCGAATCCGGTAAAGCGTTGGATAATGCTCGGAATGCCCAACAGAAAACCATCCAATGCCGACGACAATAGTTCCTGCATCCCTCCTGAGATGCCATCCGTGCGAAACGCCCCGATGATCTGTGGGAGGTCGAGCAGCATTCCGATCACCGCTCCGATGCCAGGAATGCTTCGCAACGCAACTCTTCCGATCAACCTCCCTGCTCCACGGAACAACGTCGCACGGAATGGAGAGAAGAAAGCGGTTGCCATCGCGCCACCGGCCGCCACACCTGCAACGGAGCCGCCTCGCTGGATTCTCGTCTCCAGGTCTCCGGGCTCCATGATGTACTCGACGATCCTTCCCCACATGCCGCGCGCAAGACCCCCAATCGCCTGAGATGCTCCATCGAAAATATTACGGAAGATCTCGGTGATGTTCTGCGAAAGCTGTGATTGCTCGCCGTCAACCGCCCCAAACAGACCCAGGATACCGCTCACGACGTCCTGGCCGATCGCTTCCCAATCCACACCACGAGCCATCTCCGAAAACGACTTCGAGAACCCGACGAGACGTCCTGTAATACGCGTCAGCTCTGTTTCGAGACGTTCAAGATCACCAGCAGCCTCGTCCCCACGAACCGCCAAGTACACAATCCCCGCGGCAATCAACGTCAACGGGTTGAGCATGAACCCCAATACCGACGTCAGGTTGGGAATCCGCATTCCCATCGAACCAAGTGCAGCAATGAGCGGAATCGCGTCGCTTGCCGTCTCGAATGCGGCGTCTGCAAATTCTCCAAGCAAAGGCAACGTCCCATCAATGTGTTTGGCTAATGCTGGAAATGCAGTTCCAAGTTCCTGCTCGATCGCAATAGCCAGTCCGCCCACTCCTCCGCGCCGCGCCGCCAGTGCAGTCCTACCGAGCGCCGCGAACAACCCATCCCCACCAACGAATCGTTCCATCCGATCGCTCAACGCATCGAAAGCCCGACGCTGCCTTCGGAGAACACGCCGCTCGAAATTCTCGTACCCGGGCATCCCGCGGACCATCGTGTTGAGCTGCCCTTGGAACCGCTCACGCGCGTTTTCCATCGCCTCGCTGAACGTCCGTGCCGATCCGGCCGCCGACGTCCCGAGACGATTCATCGCCCCGGTAACGTTCTCCACCGGCCCGACCGCTCGATCGAGCGCCGCCCCTACTTCATCGCTCCCCTGCGCCAACCAGCCAAATTGACTGCCGAGATCCGCCATCACGATTCTGAGACGCTGCTGCTGTGCCGGATCAGACGACTCTTGGTACATGCGGCGAACGCTCTGAGCGAACCTCACCGGGTCCAACATCAACGCGTCGAATGCCTGCCCGATGTCGCCAACCGCCACCCCGAGATCGGTAGCAAGTTGCGGGAAATCCCCCTGCATTCCCGACAGGAGTTGCTCCATGCTCCGCCGTGATTCGCCGAGCTGCGAAAAAGTCGCAACCGCTGACTCGAAAGCATCCTGTGGTGCTCCACCCAGAGATGTATTCGCCATGGCAAGCCGCATGATCGACTCGGCCGCCTGCGAAGCCTGCTCCCCCGTCCACCCAAGAGTGCTCGCTATAGGACCGATCGCCTGCATCGCCTCTGGCATCTGCCGAATGGCGTCTGCCCCGAAACCGAACTGTTCACCAACCGCCACTATCCGATCGAGAAGTCCAGTCGCCCCAGCCGCTCCAAGATCGTAACTGTTCGCAAGATCAGTCAGGAGCGCCGAAAGCTCCGCCCCCTGGATAATTCCGGCCTGCTCCAGCCCGGCAACAGCCCGCATGCTCAACCCGAAATCATCGATTGCATACCCGGCCCGCGCGATGTTCGTCGCGTATGTGAGCATCCCCTCGGCGCCCACACCGAGCGAGAACGAGAGGCCAGAGATTTCCCCACGAACCGCGTCCACTTCCCCCCTGTACTCCCCGAGCCCGGCCGTCATCTGTCGGTATGTCTGTCCGAACTCCGCGCCGAACGACTCCATGGACGTAGATGACACGTCGAGGCCACCCGCCACCTGGCTCGTGAGCCCCTCTATCCTGTCGCGGATTGCATCCAGGTTGATGGCATTGATCGCTTCGAGCCCACGCCTCAAACGATCAGATCCAGCCGACGCACCAGAGAACAGACCTGAAAACATCGTCGAAAGCCGCCCGGTTTCCTGTGTAGTCTTCCTCTCTTCACGCTGAATCCCACGCAAGTTATCTTGAACCACCGACCCCATTCGCCCGGCAACCGATGAGAATCGGTCAACATCCTTCGACGACTCGGCGCCAAGCGTCCCACTGGAACGAACTACACTATCGATCGCATCCTTCGCAGCATTCGCACTACGTTCGATCGATGAGTCCCATTCCGCCCCGAATACAAACCCGATTCCGTAGAGTTGCCGGTCAGCCACGAATCACATCCTACCACGAATAGATGAAAGTGCTCTAGCATGCGCAATCGGTTGCGCCAATGCGTTGACAAAGACGAAAGGATGATCATCATGTGGTCATGACGAAAGGAAAACAAAAAATGAGCAAGGATATCCACAAGCTGTTTTTGACACCGGCCATGATCATGTCATGGGAACCATGCCACGAATGGCCATTAAAACGTGTGACAGATGCGTTCATGGGCCGCACAAAAATGCTGATCACAACGCTCCTGCGGCGCAATGACATCGACGCAGAAGATCGTCTCTGGGTCGTGCTCCGCAAGGACGTCCTGTCTCCAAAAATGCTGCGGCTCTTCGCATGCGACTGTACAGAGAGAGCACTGCTGCGCGAACGTGAACAAGGACACGAGCCAGACCCGCGTTCGTGGGCCGCAGTCGAAGTCGCACGTCGGTTCGCGCGAGGCGAGGCAACTGTAGAAGAGTTGGAAGCCGCCAGGGGCACCGACGCAGGAGGAGTCGCATGGTCCATCGTCGAAGACTCCGTCATGAACGCCGCATGGGACGCCGCATGGGACGCCGCCAGGGACGCTGCATGGGACTCCGTCGGAACAACCGCCAGGGCAGCCGCCTGGGACACAGAACGCCAGTGGCAGATCGAACACATCATCGAAATGATCGAGGCGGAACGGATGGTCATCGAATCTGAGAGGGAATCATGAATACCTGCTTCATCTGCGGAGGAGAAGTACGATCAACCCAAGTACTCGGAATTCCGGGAGCACTTTGGCGGGAGTGCTCGGTCTGCCATCGGGACTGGATTGACCGCTTACCCGACGATGGGGCTCATGGCTATCCTCCCCCTCCTGTGTTTCGATCACGCAGGGAGGAGGAGACGGAACGTCTGCTGGCAGTCGCAACCGAGTTGACGGACTTGGTCAGCGCCCACACCAAGAGAGTCAAGACCACATAACTCATCTACCACGCGTCTTCTTCGCAACCCTCTCATCCAGACGCGTCAGTTCCTCACAAATGCGCCCCCGGCGGCCAACCGGAATCCCCATGATCGAGTCGTATGAATGACCCTTCCACATCAGGTAGATGATGTCTGCTTCAAGATGGCGCGGTCCTCCGCCGGGAAGAAAAAACTGCGCTGCATGATGTCGAGCACACGACGGCTTTCCCGACCACACGCCTCGCAAGTGAAGTCGAACTCCATCTCGATACCGGGCTCGTTCTCGATGAAACTCGCGCGCAGCGCGCCCCGATCCGCAGCAGACCACCGCTGCACGGTGTTGAAACACTGCTTCGCCACCTTCGACAACTTCACCCGCTTGTGATTGCTCGTGACGAAGTCGCCCGGATCGAGAAGTACCCGCGAGCCACCGATCGACTGAAGTCGCATCAGGATGGCAAACGTCAGGATCGCCTGACGCTCCTCGGGCGTCCCCTTCGTGCCGACGACCTCGACGACCGCACTCATATCCGGCCGCATCCGACGCCAGACCACATCGACGTCAGCCCCTTTCAATCGCACCGTGTACTCATCCCGGGCGGGCTCAGGCGGCTCGTACCTCTTCAGATCATCGATCAGGTCCAGTGAGAGCTTGTTTTCGTGCTGACACGACCGAATCGGACACTTTACGGTGAAATCGTACACCGCCCCCGTCATCTCCCAATATGAAACACAGCGCAGGGCGATGAGCATATCAGTTCTGGTCGCCGCCGATAGTTCGTGCGTGATCGCACGGCGAATCTCTCCTGGGTCTATCACCGACCCAATCGCCACCGTGCAATTCGCCAGAACCGCATTGATCAGCATCGAGAACGGTTGCTCGTCATTCGACAGCAAGTCCTCCTCAACGCCGGTGAGAGCCTTCATCTGCACGACGCTGTGCATCCGGCCATTGGCATCGAGATATCCGCCAACCACCGGGTAGACACCCGCCTCGGACACTGCCTCGGTGATGAATTGGTATCCGCCGCCCCCCCCACCGTCTGCTCCGCCGACGCCCTCGAACCCGACACCGGATTCAACGTCGCCAGCCGCTGCCCTCTCCTTGGCTCGGGCGAAGCGTTCCATATACGATGACGCCTTGCCTTCCGTGGCCACGACCTTGTTTTCAGCCATTGGTCACCACCAACTCCCAATCATCGGACAACATATCAGGTTGAGAAGCCAACCATCCCGGCTGATCACAACCTTGTGCCGTGAACATCACGATGCATGGCTCCAACGTCAGCGGTCCACTCTTGACCTCCAGCACATGGCGTTCCAGGAGATAGATGTACATCCCCTTCCCGTTCCATCCAGCCCGCCGAACCTTGCGGCCATTCTTGAGCGCACAAAGCGCCTCACCGAAGTCCATCCCGGAAATCTTCGCATTTGCCATCTCTCACCTCCAACGCCTCAAAATAGGCGTCACTTCTTCGCAGAAACAGCGCCAGAAATCGCCCTCAAAATCCAGTCGCCCGTGGAATTCGTTTCCTTGTCGACAGCCGTGACCCCGCCATCAGGAACAAGATCAACTGAACGCCCCCACCTCCTCATGACCCTCCCTCCAAGAGGCATTGGAAAAGCCGGAATGTTCGCTCCTGTGAAACCATCCTCCCGTAGCCGACCAAATTGCGGGAACTGTTTATCGATGAGCGGCGGCAGACCATATGAGGGGAACTTAAACGACCTATCACCGGTGCTTTCGAGACCGGCGACACCATGCAAGATAGGACCACCAGGCTGACTGTTGAGCAACCCAGTGGCGACCTTCTTCGCCTCTGCCTCGTTGTCATAGATGCCTTCTATCTGATCCGCATCAAGTCCGCCCCTGAACAGCAACCTCATGTCCTCTGCACTTCTGATCGGGACAAAAATGTCGTTGAATTCAGAATGACCTGTCGGCTTCGTGACAACCCACAACTTGAGAGCACGCGGTGAAACCCGCTTCGATGGCGCGGCCAACAGCCGATTTGCCATAGCCTTCGCATCAGCCTCGCTGGAATAAATACCCTCGATATCGTTCCTGTGAACAACACCACGAAAGAAATGCATCAGATCCGTCAGATTGTCGATCTGAACGAAGACATCGACCAACTCCGAATCCTTGATCGGAATCGAAACAACCCACATCTTGTTCAACTTGGCCATGATGTCTCTCCTATAACCTTGCCAGGTCAGCAATTGCAAGAGATGTCGAGAAAGCCCTCGACGTCGTCGGACTTATCGTTGACACCGTCACTTCGTCCACAAACCCGGGCTGAATCGTGAGAGTGGCAATCGACACATTCGCCGAGTTGGCATCGAAGTCCCCGCCGGGCTTATACCCCGTAGGAATGCACTTCCGCATGTACCAACACCGCGCAGGTATCCTCGTTGTCAATGCGGTCAGCCCGTTCTCGGGCGGCAACGAAACCAGTCCACCGGTTTTACGAGTTATTTGAATGCCCCCTGACACTGGTCTTTTCTTCGGCTGTTGAAGGATGTCAGGTCGTTCCAATTCTACAGATTCGACAACTGCGGATTGCTCCCGCTTTACGGTCGGACGCCACCCGAAAAAATGAACCAAGAACAGATCGCGCCGTACCGGGGCAATCCCCTTCAACGCCCGCAACAGCCAGTTATAGAAATCACTGTCGTACCACCGAACACCACGAGAAAGCGTGATCGGCCCAACCACCGCACTCTGCACAGCGTACCGCGTAAACGGTGCATTGCCAGGCTTCACCTCACGCGTCGTCACCGTCCACTCTGGAGTGGTACATGCCGAGAACCCCAACACAGGATCAAAGACGCTGTTCGCGGCGTCCCCCTGATATCCGCTCATGTCGAAAACATGAAACGGATACTCCTGTAGCATATCGAGGAAACGAAGGTCCGGCACACTTCAGAGCATACGAAGAACAATGAAAGGGGTCAATCACGCAGTGGGCTGGATGATCTCAAAGGACTCGAGTTCGACTTCGACTTCCGCGATGGAGACCTCACCGGAGTCCGCATCGAGGTCGCCCGCGACCTTCACCCTGCTCGGCTGGCAGTCGTAGCACCGGTACGTCAATGACTTCGCCTCCCACCTGTCGGGAAGCGTCGATGGGTTGTTGAGCCGTCCTGGACCATTCGAATCCTTGCGAATCGCCGTGGATGGCATGTGGTAGATATCCATGTCCGCACGATACTCGCGGCCCTCGATCTTTGCGAAGATCCAATCGATGAACTTCGTGTCACCGATGGCTGCTCCGCGCGTCAGCGTCACCGTCTCCACCGTCGGTGGTCCACCGAACTTCCGTGCATAGGTATAGATGCCCTCACGGTAGTTCGTCGTTTCCGTCGTGATCTGCGGAATCGTCACCGACTTGAAGCCAGCTTCGACCGCACCAAGGTCGCTCAAGTCCCCCTCGTATGGTCCACCGGGGATCATCTTGACGTGGTACCGATAGTTCTGGAGCTTGTCCTGACTTGCCGCGCGTGCCATCTCACGACCTCGCTCGCAGGGGACCAGCGGTCACCCGCGCATACATTTCCGCGATCGGCGCACCGACCGACACAAGTTGAATCCGCTCATCCCAGGCCAGAACCAACGTCCTGTCCTCGTACAGATAGACACCACCACCGACCGTCCCGATCAGCACACGCCGTGGGACAGGAACGTCGCGGTTCACAATGAACACGTTTCCAGTCGCTGACGTCCCGAAGTCGACCAGTATCCGCTCGATGAGGTATTGATCGAACGAATCGTCCGGCCCGACAAAATCGAATGTGAACAACCCGCCAACGACATCAGCCGGAAAACGGCGCACCCCCTGAATGTCATCAACAGGAGTGGTCGTCGGCAACACGCCCGTCCAAGGGTTCCCGGCCGTTACCCGCTGCTCAATCGTGGTGATCGGTGACGTCACTGATCAACGTGCCCCTATGCGGCCACCACATTGTCCGTCGAGAGAACACGCCACGCAGCGCCGCTGTAGTAGACAGGAACGCCCGTGCCAACACCTGGCCCCTCGCCGATCTTCCGGCCATCCGATGCGAACGCCATCTGCCCCTCATAGACCGAACCGACACCAGGCAGCGTTGCCACCGTGTAGACAGACAGGGAGTTCCTGTCGGTGTACCCCATGTCGCCATCCTGGGTAGGCTTCGCATCGTCGTGCGCCGTCTGAACAAGTGCGACGGTGATGTCACCGTCATCGATCATCTCCTTGATCCTGACATTCCCATCGATGTCGGGCATCGAGATGCCAGACCACGTTTTCGACTCGCCGAATGCGAGTTCGATGTCCGGACCCGAGATGAAGACCATCGTCCGGTCGGCCTTGGTGTTGGTGAATGTTGCGTCCATGATTTCCTCTCACTCCTCGTTCAAAGCGTCGCCGACTACACCGAACCCTTGGTGATCTGGGTGATCCTGAAGACAATCATCTCGGCCATCTCATGCGGACGGACGCCGACGTCGCAGTACACATGGTTGTCGTCGATGCTGTTGTTTGTCTCGTCGCAGATGACGAAGAACGCCTGCACTGGCGTATCCCCGCCGAAATAGTTGTTCTTGTACAAGTTCCCGAGGAACCCATCCGCGAACGCCTTGATGCGTGCCCACAGGCTTGCTCCGACGTTCTCGAACACGAATCCATGGGTGCTCTCGAAGATCGACACCCGAATGAAGGTCACGAGTCGCCGAGCATGGATGTAGCTGTAGTCACTCCTCGGACGCTCCAGCGTCCTGGCGCCCCACACCACCCGTCCGGTCTGCGGGGTATCGATGATCGGGTTGATCTCGTAGGGTTGAACGATGTCCAGCTCCGACCACTCCATTTTCCGCTCGACGCCCGAGCAGAAATTGAGCGAAGCCCGCGTGATACCGGCGGGACCGGTCCCCACGTTCGCCAAAACATCGCTGTTGGCCATGATGCCAGCGATGTGGCCACCCGGAGGGAAGGTGCGAATCAGGTCGGTGATCGGGTCAGCGATCTTGATCCACGGATAGTAGAGTGCGGCCCACCCCTTCGTGTAGGCATAGGTATTCAGCCGCCACCGCTGCGCCTGGATCGGCGTGAGTCCCTCGGGTGTACAGAAAATGGCGAACCACCGACCGTTGTCCGGGTCCGCACATTCTGTCGTGATGTCGTTGAACATCGTGATCTTGGCCGCCGAAGCCGCGTTCAGAGCATCCGGCACCACGAGGTTCATCATCTCGTTGACCTTCAGGAAAGCATAGATGCCCTCCCGATCGGCCTTCAAGTTGGGATTGGTGAGTTCGTTGCGGGTCAGCGGCAGAGTACCGTCGAGACCGCCCGTCGGATCGTCGGTGACCGAAGCATCGCTCGGGTCTTTCGCGTACGTGATCGACACGATTGACCGCGCCGCCGCCTGGGTCACATTCCCGACCGGGAGCAGCACCTGGAATGCGAACTGCCCCGTGGCGTAGTCGATCACGTTGAACCCGGCCGCCGCTGCCGGGTCGACGGACGCACCCGTCAGGTTTCCCTCGCCGTCATCGACGATGACCCTTGCGGTGCCGCCTGTGTCCTCGTAGGTGATGGAAACGGACCCACGCGCCACCGGGAACTCAAGCGGCCCGGTCACGAATGGGTTGTTGATCGTCGGCGTCGCACCGCTCGAACCGAACTGGGTGGCGATACCATTGCCAGCGCTGATCGCCCGCGTCCTCGCCAGCCCGTTGAGACTGAACGGCCCGACGTTGTCGGTCATCGCGGAGAGATCGATCAGGTCACTGCCGGTGTCCTCGTTGTTCACGATCGTCAGCAGGTAGTGCGGATCGGTCGTGTCGGTCAGCGACAGTTGATCGAAGCTCTCGCGGAGTTGATTCACGTCGTCATCGTCGACCTGCCAGACCTGGAGCTTGTAGCGAGTGAAAACTGCCGTCGCCGGGGTGTAGTAGTTCGGGTCCCCCGACACCACAACCGACACATCGTTACCGTCCAGACCCTCCCACGCGACCTCGAACGGGACGTTGTCCTGGGTGTAGTCGGCGATGATGTTCTCGCCCAGCGCGGGAGCCGACGCGAACGTGACGGACCATACACCCGTCGTGTAGTTGATCGCCCCAACGATGCCGCCAGCCCATGCACCAGCGCCGTCGTCCGTGACGGTGACCACCGCGCCCTTCGGTGTGTAGGCATAGGAGACATCACCAGGAATCAAGGGTGCTGCCGTCGCCCTGAGCGAAAAGTGGCCAGTGACGTAGCTGACGTATCCGACGGTCACGCCAGGCGCCGCAGCGTCCTCGAGACCGCCAAGACCATCGTCGTTGTAGACGATTGACGGAGCAGGACCCTGCAAATCGGTGATCGTGATCGATCCTGGAACGACCGGCGTATCCGCGCCGAGCAAGCCCAGCTTGCCCACGAACTCGGTGGCCACGCCGTTGGGAGTCGGACTCAAGTCCGATGCCTGACCAACCACTGGAGCACCGGCTGGCCGGTATCGCACCGAAATCCCACCCGCGGACGCACGAAGAGGGTTGTATGTGAACGCACCGGTGAAGGCGAGTGTCACGCCGTCACCGACGTCCATCAACTCTTCCTCGACCGGATTGGCCAGGTTGCCCGCCGCCTTCGCGGCACCGGCACCGACGCACCTGTTGATGTACGCCCGCTTCCCACCGTTTGCGAAAAATGCATAGACGTGGGTCGGGAGTTCCGATCTCGAGTCGAAGGACCCGTACTTTGCGACGAATTGCGTCCAGTTCGTTACGACATCAGGGTCGTTGACCGGACCGCGAGGGGTGAAGCCGACGAAGGCTCCGTTCGAAGTGCTGACACCTGCCGGGGTGACCTTCCCGGAGGGGACTTCCTGGGTGTAGATACCGGCGTGAAGCATTTCGCCCATGGCTCTGATCTCCTCGTCAGCACCTCCTCATCCACCTCCGTGCCCGATCTGGAATCTCGTTCTAGGTAATTCTCAAACGGCGCCACTATAAAGTCAAGCCTGTCGACAATCCAAAACGCAATCGGTTGCGCCAGCTACCTTGGGCGGACCAGCCGCGCCAAATCAGATGGCACACCAAGCGATGTCACCGTCGTCTGCACGCCGAGACACGTCTTGCACAAATACGGGTCGTTGAAATCCAGTTCCCCCACAACTCGTCCGGAAATCGTCCACCCGGCAACCCTGTTGCTCACGTCGAGCACCTCTGAAATGTCCTGCAAATTCTCACGGAAATATGGATAAACGCGGTCATTCCCCTCACTGTCACGGACATTAATGATGCCATGATCCGCCAGCACAGCACCAATCCGACGTAACAGAATATTTGCCCCACGTCGACCACCCCCATGACCGGATGGCACCTTGATCGTCACATCATATGTGATGTCATGTGGTTCCGGCCGCGATTTGATCTCGACCAAGTTCGGACCAGTCATTCCATTCCATGCTCGCACCGTCTGCGCGGCCGCCGCTGGAACCCGGTACTCAAAGCCTCCACTCTCCCGCCGCTGACCGGCAGAATTGATCCCACTCCGAGAAACATGGATTTGCGGCAACAATCCAGCCTGGTATGCATCATCCGGATTGCCAAAAATGATCGGAATCGCACCACGATAGTCGTTCGGACCCTGAATGGAGTCCTCAACCAAGACGTACTCCTGGCATTTCTCGTTATCGATTTCGATCTCAATGAGTTGGGCGCCGAAAGACCGAACGAACCCTTCGTCGAAGTCCTCGATGAACACGATTCCTGTTCTGGTAGTTCCGAGGATGGGCAAATTCCCCCGCCTTCACGAAGCGGTCACGCGTTCAGGTCACTCGCCGCCGTCGGGAGTCTCGTCTTCTGCGAAAGCAGACTTGATCGTATCGGCCACCAGATTGCCGATGCGCGCCCCTTCGACTGCCGTCACCCACGCACTCAGATCAGATGACGAGGCCACATCGAGGTCAGGCAAGGGGGGAATCGTGCCGTCCGCCGCCGCCTGGTCAATCACGTCGTAGACCATCTCGTCCACTGCGGCGATATCATCGACACCGATCGCCTCCGCAACGAATGCCACCAGTTCATCGAGATAGCGGAGGAAGCTCTCGACATCAGGGTCCACCTCCACCTCTTCGTCATCCACCTCGGACTCGCCTTCATCCCCTTCGTCGTCGGCAACCGCCACGAAGGTCGGGGCGCCCTCTTGGATGACCTCTTTCAGAAAATCATCCATGTCGTCATCATTGCCGCAGAGATTCACGAGCGCACGCGCACGCGCCCCTTCGATGCTCGCTATGGACTCAGCCAACGCGCTGTGGATCTTTCCGATGCTGTTCATGATGCCCTCACTTCTCGTCCTTGGCCCACTTGACCTCGAGTGCTTCGTATCCACCAACCTTGTCCGCCAGCTTGTCAAGCCACTTCTCGGCATCCGCCTCAGACGGGAAAGCCTTCTCCTTCCACCCCTTGGAGTCGCCCTTCACATGCACGCGAACGACAACCGCACCGGCCGCCGCCTCTGCGACCACACCAGCGTTCGCGTCCACGACCACGTCCTCGACCTTCTTCCCGGAGAAGATGGCCAGGTCTTTGGCGAGTGGGTCGCTGGTCACGAAACTGAAAC